CCTCCCGATAGGACTCCCCCATGCACCCCTCTCCTGCATCCCGCCTCCTCGGCCTCGCGCTCGCGCTCGCGCTCACGGTGGGCGGCCTCGCGCTCTGGTACACGCAGTTCCGCGCCGGGTGGACTGACGGCGAGCCGGACGACGTCGTGGCGACCGCCGGTATCACGCTCCTCGTCCTCGGCGCGGTAGCCGTTGTGCGGTGGGTGTGCGTCGCCCTCCGCGGACGCCGCTAACGCCGGTATCATGGGCTGCATGACGTCCGACACGCCCCGCATCGTCTCCCGCCGCGACATAGAGTTCCTGGCGCGCCTCGGCATTGAAGCGGAGGACCTGGAGGCGCGCACGCAACTGGGTTCGGCGGCATGGTCGAGGCAGTCCCGGCCGGAGGTCCGCGCCCGCATCCGCGCGAACTCCGCGCGCAGCGCGCAGCGCGGCCGGACCGCGACTGCAGACTTCCGGACGCGCGCGTGGTGACCTGCCGGTGCGTCGGCGGGCCGCTGGACGGCCTCCGGTTCGAGGAGGAGCAGCCTCCGCCCGTGTACGCCCGCGTCGAGGACCGCGCCGTGTACTTCCACAACGGCGGCGGCGAGTACGCCCACGCGTCCGCGGAGCGGCTGGCGCGGCATCCGGTGACTATCGGCTACGCCCTCGACGGCTCCGTCCTGGGTGAGTTGGCTACCGGCCTCGCGTACCTCCGCCTGTTCGGTCACGGCGACGGCGCGGCCGTCTACGCCCGCACGCGCAGCCGGGGGCGTGTCGTCGGTATCCAATCGAACCCGGCGACGCGGTAATATGAGCGGGTAATCGCCCGCTGCCGCCCCGGAGGACGTATGGCCCGCATGTTGTGCCCCGCCTGCAGGCACCGCCCGGAGCACGTCGTCATGGACGACTGCCCGCTCTGCGGCGGCTCCGGCACCCTCGTCCTCGGGCCGCCCACGCTCACCCTCTACCCGCCGGAGGTCGTGTCGGCTGCCGTCGTCATCATCGCGGAGTCCATGCTGCGCCGCCGCTCCGCTCGTCTGGGCCGCGTTCCAGCCCGCTATCTGACTGAGGTGAGGGAATACTTGGAGACGACCGGACTGCTCGCTCTGGGCGGCGTAGAGGGCCGCGCGCGACGGCATGTGGCCGGAGGCGCGGACCGCGAGGCCGCGACGCGCCTCGCTGCCGGGTCCGGCGCGGACGTCCGCCCGTGGGACGTGAACGTGACCGCGGACGACGTGCCCCTGTTCGAGTACGAGGAGGACGACCGGCCCCTCGCGAACGGGCTGCCGCTCCTGTCCGCGGAGGGGCATCCCTCGCACACGGCGCGCACCGTGGACCCGGCGGACGCGCTGGGGTCCACTCGGCAGACGGTCCGCGCTCGCCGTAAACGGAGCCGCGACGCTCGCGTCCTCGCGCGGGCAGCCGTCACGCAGTTCGAGGGCCGCCGATGACGGGCAAGAGGCCGCCGGTGGGCAAGAACGTGGACCGCGCGCTGGAGATAGACGACCGGCGGAAGAAGGTCGTCGCGCTGCGGCGGCAGGGCGCGTCCATCTCGGAGATTGCCCGCACCCTCGACATATCGGCAGCGACCGCGAGCAGCGACCTCACCGCGGCGCTAGAGTCCGTCGGCCGGACGTTCGACGCCCGCGAGACGATGACGCTGGAACTTGAACGGCTCGACCGGATGATGCTCGGCGTGTACCAGGACGCCGTGAACGGAGACGACAAGAAGATCGCCACCGTCCTCAAGATCATGGAGCGCCGCGCCCGCTACCTCGGCCTCGACGCGCAGCCGGAGCGGGACGTGAACGCGCCCGTGACGATCAACGTCAACCCGGCACTGTTCCCGCCCGCGGTGCAGGACCGGCTGGCAGCGCAGGCGGAGGACCCCATCGCCGGTGAGGAGGCGGAGGGATGACCGCGGCAGTGGAGGCGGAGCCGACGGCCGCGGCGGAGTGGACATACCCGTACGAGCCGCTGCCGAAGCAGTTGCAGGCGCATCAGATGGACGTGGATGAACTCCTGTACGGCGGGGCGGCTGGCGGCGGGAAGTCGGAGTTCCTGCTCGCGGATGCCGTCATGTTCGCGCTCCTCGTTCCCCGCTCCAAGTCGATCCTGTTCCGAACGTCGTTGCCGGAGATCGAGCAGGAGTTGGAGCCGCGCCTCCGCGAGCGGGTGCCGGAGTCCATCGGCCGGTACAACGGCGCGAAGCACGTCATGCGGTTCTTCAACGGCTCGACGCTCCGGTTCGCGTACTTGGAGCGGCCGGGCGACGTCTACCGGTACACGGGCGCGGAGTACCAGCGCATCTACTTTGACGAGGCCACGACGTTCGACCCCTCCAACTACACGTTCATGAAGTCCCGTCTCCGCGCGGCCGGTTCGGTCCTCGCGCGGATGGAGGAGTTGGGGCTGCGCCCGGCGATCAAGTCCACGACTAACCCCGGCGGCCGCGGGCATGTGTTCTTCAAGGAGCGGTTCGTGGACCCGGCTCCGCCGGGGACGGTCCTAGAGGACACGGAGACTGGGCTGACGCGCGCGTTCATCGCGTCCTCCGCGACGGACAACCCGCACTTGAACCGGTCCTATCACTCGTTCCTGTCCGCCCTGGACCCGCAGTTGCGGAAGGCGCTGCGCGACGGCGACTGGAATCTCCTCGACGGCGTCCGCTTCTCGCAGTGGCGGGAGTTGGCTCACGTCGTCACGCCGGAGGAGTATCCCATCGACCTCACCGGCGTCCCCCGCGTCGTCGGCGTGGACTACGGCGTCGCGGACCCCTACGCGGCAGTCTGGTGCGCGCTCATGCCGGACGGCACCGTCGTGGTGTACCGCGAGGCGGGCGGGACGGACATGACGGCCTCGGAGCAGGCGGAGGCGATCCTGCAGGCGGAGGGGCCGGAGGAGCGCGCGCCGGGCCGCCCGCTGCCGGTCGTCGCGGACCGCTCCATGTGGAATCGGACCGGCCGTTCCGGGGCGAAGCGGGCGGACTCCGACGTCCCGGACCGGGGCAGCATCGCGTGGGAGTATTACGAGCGGTTCGGGCGGGACCTCCGCCGGTCCGTGTCGGACCGGAAGGCGGGCTGGGCGCTCATTGACGAACTCCTCCGGCTGCGGCCGTGCGACGGGTCGTGCGGGGACGACGAGTGCCTGGGACACCCGCGCCTCGTCGTCTACAACACCTGCAGGAATCTCATCAAGGACCTTCCCTCGCTGCCGCGGTCGCGGCGTGACCCGGAGGACGCGGAGACGACCGGCGTAAATGACCATTTTCCCGATGCGTTACGCTATGGGCTCATGGAACTGGTGGCGCGGACGCCCCGACGCACGAAGCCGAACCCGGCCGGAGGCGCGACGCGCAAGCCGCGGCCAGTGACGTCGTCCGTCCGCCGCATGGGCTTCTAGCGGCAGCCGCCCGCGGACGCGCCGCCGGTAACGTCCCCGCGCAACTCCGGTAACTCCGCGACGATGGGGGCATGACGACGAACACGACTGCGCGCGAGTACGGCAACGCGGCGAACGTAGACTACGGCTACAACCCGCGGCGGAGAACGCGCGAGCACTACGCGGGGACGCCGGAGCCTACGCCGGAGTTGGCGTGGCCGTACTCCATCCCCGTCTACGACCAGATGGAGCGCTCCGACGGGCAGGTCTCCTCCCTCATCCGCGCCTGCACCCTCCCCATCTACCAGGCGCGCTGGCACGTCAACGGCGAGGGATGCCGTCCGGAGGTCGCCCGGTTCGTCCGGCAGCAGTTGGGGCTGCCGGAGGCGGGGGAGGCGTTCGAGCGGACGGGCCGCTCCGGCGTCCGCTGGTCGGAGCACTTGAAGGACGCGCTCAAGAACACGCTCGTGTTCGGCCATATGCCGTTCGAGCAGGTCTACGAGGTCGTCCCGTCGGAGGGTACGGAGCACGCGGACGTGTTCGGCGGTCGCCACATGGTCACGCTCAAGAAGTTGGCCCCGCGGCACCCGCGGACGATCAAGGAGATTGTGGTCAAGCCGGACGGCGGCCTCGTCGGCATCCGGCAGCACCTCCCGGCGGGGCACCAGCCGATCCGCGACCGGGCGGGCGTCTACCGCGACGACGTGTTCATCCCCGTGGACAACCTCGTCATGTACACGGTCGAACGGGAGGGCGCGGAGTGGACCGGCCGCTCCATCCTCCGCTCCGCGTATAAGCATTGGTTCATCAAGGAGCACCTGATCCGCCTCGACGCGCAGATCACGGAGCGCAACGGCATGGGCGTCCCGTTCTACGAGTACGACCCGCAGATGGAGGACGCGGCGGACGCGGAACGGATCGTCGAGGAGTTCCGGGCGGGCGAGCGGGCGGGCATCGCAGCACCCGCCTCGGAGGCGGGCCGGTCGCGGTTCTCGCTCGTCGGCGTGTCCGGCTCGACCGTGGACCCCATCCCGAAGATTCAGTACCACGACCAAGCGATCAGCAAGTCCGGCCTGACCATGTTCCTGGACCTCGGGCACGACGCGGGCGCGCGGTCGCTGGGCGACACGTTCGTGGACTTCTTCACCGGCTCCCTGCAGGCAATCGCGGACGAGGTAGCGATGACGGCGACGGAGCACGTCGTCCGCGACCTCGTGCGCTTGAACTTCGGCCCGCGGGAGGCGTACCCGACCATCGAGGCCGGGAACCTCGCGGAGACGGAGAACGTGTCGGTGGCGACGCTGACGGCGCTCACGAGCGCGGGACTCATCACGCCGGACACGGACACTGAAAACACGTTCCGGCAGCGGTACGGGCTGCCGCAGAAGGAGGAGACGACGGGCGGGGCGTCGGACGCTGCGGACTTGAAGGTGCGCATGGACTTTGCGGCTGCGGGTATCCGGTCCGGGTTCGATCCGAAGTCCGTCATGGAGGCAGCCGGGCTGGACCCGATTGAACACCTCGGCCTCCTGCCGGTCACCCTGCAGCCGCCCGCGCCGGGGACGGACCTGGAGAACGCGGTGCCGCCGGTGGAGGACGGCGAGGACGACCCGGAGCGGCGTCCCGTGTCCTCCGGACCCGTCCTGCCCGCCCCGGCAGCGACGGCGGACGACGCGCGCATGGCCCGGCTGGAGGCGATCCTGGACCGGGTGGAGCGGCTGCGGGGCGGGGACGCGTGACCGCCCTCGGCCCCGCTATCGGAGTCGTCGTCCGCGCGGCGGAGGACGCGGTCGCCCGCCTCGTAGAGGAGGAGGTGGGGCGCACCGCTGCACGCGCTGCGGAGGTGGCTGAGGGCCGGTCGTGGGAGGGCGCGTCCCGCGCGCTGTTCGATCACGAGGTGCGGGCGGAAGTGCGGTTCGAGGACATAGCAGCGGACCACGACCTGAACGCGGAGGAGGTGGAGGCCGTCATCCTCGCGCTGCACGCGGCGGCCGTGGCGGCGATCCTAGCGGCGATCAGCGGCGGAGGGGCACCCCGCTCCGCTGCCGCCGTGTCGGACGCTCTGCAGGGCGTACGGAGGGCGTGGCCGCCCGCGCTCATCGCGGCAGCGGAGGAGGCGGCGGAGGCGCTGGGCGACGTGTTCCGGCGGGCAGCGGATAGAGGCGCGGCCACAATGGCGGCGGAGGCGGCGCGGCAGGGCGTCCCCGCGACGGCCCCTACCGGCGTCCTCGGCGTCCAGCAAGCACGGAAGGCTGCCGGGCAGGTCGCGGACTCCGTCATCGACCGGCTCCTCACCGCCGGAGCGTCCGCGGCGGACACGATCCGGTCCGGCCCCGGCACCGCGGCTGCCGTCATGGAGCGGCTGCGCGGAGTGATGACGGACGCCTCCGTGAAGCATGCCGTGGACGACGCGCGGCAGGTCACCCATCACGTCTACGGCTGGGGCCGCGAGGCGACGGTGAACGGGCTGCCGGAGCCTGCGGGCATCTACGCGAGCGAACTCATGGACCGGAACACATGCCCGGAGTGCTCGCATGTGGACGGGAAGGAGTACGAGTCGCGGATAGAGGCGTATGCGGACTACCCGGACGGCGGACCGCATAAGGACTGCCGCGGCGGCGCTCGCTGCCGGGGCACGCTCGTCTACGAGTGGGTATAGACCGCGTCCCACACGGGCCGCGGGATCGACGGAAGGATGGAGACATGAGTACAGACCTGGTGACGATCAAGGAGGTCCCGCTCCTGCGCGTCGGCACGTTCGACGCCTCGACGGGGGAGTTCTCCGCAGACACGGCGATGCTGGAGGCGATTGTCCGGGCGTGGGAGTCCGGCTACACGAACGACCCCGTCCTCAAGTTGGGGCACCAGGGGCACCGCGTCCATGACGACTCCGGCCGCGCGTACGGGCAGGTGACGAACCTCCGCCTCGCGGACGGCGGGACGGTCCTCCTGGGCGACTACGTGAACGTGCCCCGCGACATTGCGGAGTCGCTACCGTCCGCGTACCCGTACCGCTCCGTCGAGTTGGCGCTGAACGTGACGCGCCGCGACGAGCGCGGGGACGTCGTGGACACATACGACGCGGTCCTCACCGCCCTCGCGCTCCTGGGAGATACGGAGCCTGCAGTCGCGGGCCTCGGCGTCACCCCGGCAGTCGCCGCTTCGCGCCTCGCGGACGGGATGAGCGTCGAGTCCACGGCCGTCGTCCTCGCCTCGCTGCCGGGCGGCCGCTCCGTGAACTACCTCCGCGACGCCCTCGCTCGTGCGCTGGGCGCGCCCGTCCTCGACTTCACCGACACGGACGTGTTCGTGAGCGACCCGGCATCCGATACCGGCGTGTCCGGCCGCCGCTACACCGTCCACGAGACCACCGGCGAGATTGTCCTCGACGGCGATCCGTACCCCGTCGAGGCCGGAGCGCTCTACGGGGCGGAGGACGCGCCCGCGCTGCCGGGTTCGGCAGAACTGCCCGCTGCGGGAGTTGCGGCGGCCGACGTCCCACACTCACCCGGCGACGGGCCGGATGATGAAAGCATCAATCACGAGGAGGAGACAGTGATGGAGAATCTTGCATCGCTCCTGACGGAGGAGCAGCGCACCGCGCTCGCCGTCGATGAAAACACGCCCGACGGCGAGGTGTGGGCGGCGCTCGTGGAGTACGCCTTCACCGCGCCCGCCCCGGAGGCCGACGCGGCCGCTGCGGAACTCGCCGCGGGCGAGTCGCGCGTCTCGACCACGGTGCTCGCTGCCATGCAGTCGCGCATCGCGGAGCTGGAGGCTGCGGAGCAGACCCGCATCGAGGAGGAGCGCGCGGCCCGCGTGGAGGCCGCTCTGGGCACCGCGGTCCGTGAGGGCCGTATCGGTGACGACGAACTCGACGCGTGGCGCTCGGCGTATGAGGCGAACGAGGAGTCCGCGTCGGCGCTCCTGTCGCTGCGCGCGCCGATGTTCAACACGACGGAGCGGGGCTTCGCTACTGCCTCCGCTCACATGAAGCCGGAGGACGTCAACGAGGCGTTCGACCGGTTCATGTCCGACTCGCTCAAGATCAACGCACCGCAGGAGGGCTGACACATGGCTATCACCGAGAACGTTCCCTACTTCCGGCCGGGGCAGGAGGTCACCGCGCAGGCGACCGCCGCGATCCCCGTCAACACGTTCGTGAAGATCGTGTCCGGCGGCACCGGTACCCGCCCGCACGTCGCTCCCGCGGAGGCCGGTGACGCAGCGTTCGGCATCGCCGGGCGCGACGCGGAGGAGGGTGACTTCGTGCGCATCGTCCGCGGCGGCATCGCCCCGGTCCTCGCTGGCGGCGCGATCACCGCTGCCGCTCCCGTCGTTGTCGGCGCTGACGGTAAGGCCGTCGCCGGAGACGAGTCCGCAGCCAACCCTGTCGGCATCGCCACTGCTGACGTCGAGAGCGGCGGCTACGCGCCCGTCGCCCTCAACATCTGAAAGGAGAATCGGTAATGCCGACCACCATTGTGCCGCCCACCGGCCCCCAGATCACCGACGGCGTCATCACCGTTGGGCGGTTCCTGCAGGAGCCGACGCAGATCAACCGCGCTATCGAGCGCGAGACCACGGAGCGGTTCCTGTCCGACTACATGTACACGCAGACGCCCGCCTCCGGCGGCGCGGTCGTGTACGAGCGGAACACGGACCCGAAGAACTACGGCTACGCGTCGGACGCGGACGGCCGTGACGTCGAGGTCATCGACGCGGGCGGGGAGTTCCCCTTCCTGTCCTCGGAGGAGGGCGCGCAGGACCTCGCGCACGTCAAGAAGTACGGCGGTTCGTTCCGGTTCTCGCGTGAGAACATTCGCCGCGACCAGCGCGACGTCCTCGCGCGCGGCCTCCGGATGCTGTCGAACACGGTCATTCGCAAGACGGACCGCATCGCCGTTCAGACGCTCGTGAACGACACGGACCTCGGCTCGCTTGACGTGACCGTCCCGTGGACGAACGCGGACGCTGACCCCGTCTACGACATTCTCGCGGCCCTGTCGCAGATCAACGATGCGGACTACGGCTACACCGCCACCACGGTCCTCATCAACCGCGCGCAGTCGCTCGCGCTGCTGGGCCGCCGTGACGTCCGCGAGCAGCTTCCGCGCGAGTCGGCCACGCTGAACCCGGTCCTGAACCCGCAGTTGGGTAACCTCCTCGGCCTGGACTGGGTCGTGACGGAGGCCGTCCCGGCGGGCACCCTCTACGTGACCGACCGCAACACGCTCGGCGCGCTCGCGGACGAGGAGGGCGGCGTGCAGACGGACACGTACGAGGAGAAGGGGACGCAGTCCACCATCGTGCAGGCGTGGCGCACCGTCGTCCCCGTCATCACCGACCCGAAGGCCGCCGTCCGCGTGACGGGCCTGGCCTGATCGAGGAGGCTGACATGGCACGAGCACGACGCGACGCCGGTGCGGAGGTCCCCGCGGCCGATGTGTCGGTGGTGACGGACGCGAAGGCGGAGGCACCGGAGGAGACTCCGGCTGCCGACGCTCCGGCGGGCGACTCTGACGGCGGTGAGGACGACGGCGTCGTCCAGACCGACGGCGGGGGCCGCACCCTCGTGGAGGTCGTCACGGGCGGGGCAATCGTCCGCGTGGGCGGTCACCCGCTCATGCTGACCCGTGGCAGCCGCGCGCGCGTGACCGCGGAGACTGCGGAGCGTCCCGCGTTCCGTCGTCTCTGACGGCCGGGCACCACTCATGCCGCCCCGACCCCCGCGCGGGGCCGGGGCGGCATTCTTCATGGAGGAGGACTAGATGGACGAGGACGAGCGGGACGCGAGCGGCCGCCTCATCATCGCCCCGTGGGGCGTGGCCGTGTCGGACGTGCTGGACCTAGTGCCGACGCTGGGCGTCGTGCCTACGCGCGAACCGGCGCAGGCGCACCGGCAGGAGCCGGACCCGTGGGCGGAGACGACGGCGGAGAAGCGGATCAGCGAGGGGATGATCGAGGAGTACATTCGCCTCGTGTCGTCTCGCGTCCTCGCGCGCCTCACCCGGTGGCGGCGCATCCCGGAGGCGTCCGCGTTCCGCGCGTCGCTCCTCACCGCAGCGCGGGACGCGACGGTGAACGGGGCGGCATCGTACGCGTACGCGGCTGCCGCGCCGGAGAAGGCCGGGCTGTCGCAGACGACGGACTACGCGGAGGTCCTGTGGCGGAGGCACCTCGAAGCGCTCGACCTCGCGCGGGCGGCGCTAGACGAGTGGGACGGCGGCGGAGACGACGACGGGCCGGGGCGGCGGCGTGGCGCGATCCGCGCGTCCTTCCCGTGCTCCGCGTTCCCCGACGGAATGCGGTGGTGAGCGGTGGTGGACTTCCGGCTAAGCATCGACGGCGAGACCTCCATCCTGCAGACACTCGTGCGGTTCACGGAGCGGGCGGATGACGCGTCGGAGGCGCTAGACGAGATGGGCGACATAGTGGCCCGTCTGCAGACGCGGGAGTTCGACACGCAGGGCGGGGCGACGCGGAGCGGCTGGGCTGCGCTTCGTCCGGCGTACGCGGCGCGGAAGGCGATCACGCATCCGGGCAAGCCGATCCTGGAACGCGACGGCGACCTCCGCCGGTCGCTCACCGTCCGCCCGTTCAGCATTGACGAGGTGGACCGGCACGTCGCCGTGTTCGGCACCGACATTCCCTATGCCCGCTATCACATGGACGGGACGCCGTTCATGCCCGCCCGCCCTCCGCTCATCGGTGAGGTCGGGAAGGGTCCGACGCGGGAGTTCACGAAGGTCCTGCAGCGCTGGATCGTGGAAGGAGTGGCGCGATGAAGCCGACGATGTTGGGCGCGGAGGGCGTCACGCGGCTCCTCCTCGGCCGCCTATACGAGCGGCTGCCGCAGGAGGTGGCGGCCGTCCGCGAGGCCGCGGGAGTGCCGGAGGCGGACCTGCCGGACATGCAGGAGATGAGGCCGTACGTGCCGGACGTGGCGACGCTGGAGGCGTGGCCGTCGGCGTTCGTCACGTTCGTGGAGTCGAACCCGGTGCAGGGGTCGGCGCGCCTCGACTCGTCCGCGCCGGAGGCGGACTACTACCGGTTCCGTTACCGCAATCGCGCGTACGTGTTCGCGCGCGGCGAGACGCAGCCGCAGACGGACCTCCGGCTCAAGCGGTATCTCCTCGCCCTCCGGCAGTCGCTCATGCGGCACAAGCAACTCACGCCGTTCGAGTCGGACGGGCCGCACGCCCGCATTGAGTCCACGCTGCGGGAGACCATGTCGGACGTGGGCCTCGACCCGCGCTCCAACCGCTTCATGGGCGGGGCGTACATAGAGGTGGACGTCGTGACGACGGAGGGCCTGGGGCCGCACGTAACTCCGGACGGGACGGCGGAGTCCGTCGCGGTGCATCCGGCGTTCATGTGAGGATCGCGGCGTCCCACACTGGAGACGCCGGAGAAGGGAAGGTAGAGGACATGGAGAACGACCTGTGGCTGTGGAACACGCGGCGCGACGGCATCATTTACGATTCGCGCGGCCGCATGATCGACGGATACGGCTACCGCGGGGGGTCCTCGCGGGATAAGTACACGGCGAAACTCATTGCGCGCGGCTACCTCGCCGTCGTGCCCGGAGGCATCCCCGGCCAGTCCGGGGCCGGATCGGAGTCGGCAGACACGCCGGAGCCGGACAACACTACTGAGGAGGACTAATGCCTATCGGCGTCAACGTCACTACGTCGGTCCGGACGGGACCGTCCAACGCGTCCGCTCCCAGCGGCCGCTTCATCATCGCCGGGCTGTCGGAGCGCGGCCCCGTCAACACTCCGTCCATCGTCCGGAGCCTCGCGCAGTTCGAATCCGTGTTCGGCGTCCGCACGCCCTACAACGGTGCTGCCTACGACTCCGCCCGCCTGTTCTGGGAGGAGGGCGGCGGCGAACTCGTGTTCGTCCGTGTCGCCGGTGACGCGGCAGCCCCGGCGTCCCTGACGGACGAGGGCGGCCTCGTCCTCGCCGCGGCCTCCCCCGGCGCGTGGGGCAACGAGGTCGAGGCGTACATGACCGCGTCCGGCGGCGGCATGGCGGAACTCGTCGTGACGTTCCGTAGCGTGGCGGAGAAGTTCTCCGGCCGCACCTACGACGAGATTGTGCGTAAGGTGAACGGCGTGTCCAACCTCGTCCGCGCGTCGCTGGCCTCCGGCGACCCGGAGGGCGTCCCCGCGGAGTTCGACGTCGAGGCGCTGCAGGGCGGAGACGATGACCGCGGTTCGGTCGGCGTGGACGGCTACATCGCCGCCCTCGACACGGTGGGCGGAGACCTCGGCACCGGCGCAGTCGCGCTGCCGGGCATGTCCGCGGACCTCGTCGGCGGCGACCTCCTCGCGTACGCGCAGCGCACCCGCCGCATCGCGTTCCTCTCCATGAGCGAGGGTGACAGCGTGGAGGACGCTCGCGCGTTCGCCGCGGAGGCGGCGGGTATGGACGGCGCGGAGTTCGGCGCTCTCCTCTACCCGCACGTCCGCATCCCCGACGGCACCGGCTCGCGCACCGTGTCCCCGGAGGCGCTGGCGGCAGCCGTCCGCTCGCGCGCTCACTCCACGGGCCGCTTCTGGGAGGTCCCTGCGGGAGACAACGGCCTCGCGCAGTGGGTGCTGGAGACCTCGCCCGCCGTGGACACGCAGACGAACGACGCGCTGGCGGATGACAACATCACCGCTATCGTCACGACCGGCACCCGCATCCGCCCCTATGGCTGGTGGAGCCTGTCCGCGGACACGGAGAACTTCAAGCTTCTCACCGCCCGCGACGTCCTCAACGTCCTCGCGGCGCAGATCACGCTGGACCTTGAGGAGTTCGTGTTCTCGACCGTGGACGGGCGCGGGCAGTTGCTCTCCAAGATCGAGTCCACGATCCGCGGCCGCCTCGACCCCATCGCGCAGGCGGGCGGGTTCTACGCCCGCATCGACTCGGAGGGGAACGAACTCGACCCCGGCTACTCCGTGCGCGTGGACTCCACGATCAACACGGCGTCCACGCTCGCGAACAACACGGTTCTGGGCGCAGTCGCGGTCCGCCTGTCGCCGTCCGCGGCCCTCATCGAGGTCGAAATCACCAAGTCGTCGCTGACCGCGGCAGTCTGAAAGGAGTCCCCCAGTGGCTAACCCGTCTGCCGCACGGCAGTTCCTCACGTCCATCACCGGCGGTCCCGTCCAGGTCCCCGGATACTTCGCCACGTTCTCCGGAGCGGGCGTCGAGTCCGACACGACGCAGTCGTGGGAGGGCGGGCAGGCCGCCCCCGATATCATCGGCGGCCCCTCGACTACGGCCGACATTGAGGTGAGCCGGTCCTACGACATTCTGCGGGACCAGCCGATCATCGACGCGCTCTACAAGCACGTCGGGTCGGGAAAGTTCACGATCAGCCAGCAGCCGTGCACGCCGGACTTCCAGCCCGTCGGGAAGGCGACGACCTATCCGGGGTCGCTCCTCAAGGCGATCAGCATTCCGGAGTCGGACGCGTCCTCCGGTGACCCGGCAGCGTACACGCTGACGTTCACCCCGTCGCGTCCCGCCTGACTCCTCACGCGCCCGTAGCGTGAGGTACTACGTGGGGCGGACCCTCCGGCCGAACTCTCGTCCCGGCCGTGGGGTCCGTCCCACACTCATGTCCGGGCGTGGGGCAGGATGACTAGCAGGCCGGACCGCCCGGCCGCTCACGGAAGGACGAGAGAATGAGCATTCAGAACCTGTCGGCACTGGAGGAGAAGAACGCCTCTGCGGGGCACGGAATCGGCGCTACGCGGGACGATTGGGACGCGGATGACTCCGTGCCCACCTACATGCACGCGGAGCCGGTAGAGGGCCGTACGCGGCCGGAGAGCGCACCCTCCGGACTCGACCTCCTCCGCGCTCGCACGCGGGAGCGCGTCGCGAAGCGGACCGTCGTGGAGGTCCCCGGCCGCGACGGCATCGCCCTGCAGATGGACGCCTACATCGAGTCGGCTGAAATGCGCGACTGGACGAAGGCGTCCCGCCTGCACAAGAACCGCCCCGCGTCGGACGACAACGTGGACGGCGTCCTCCTCGGCGCGCGCGCAGTGGCAGCCAAGACGACCGCGATCCTCGTGGACGGGGCGGCGCTGACGGACCCGGACACCGGCGACCGACTGACGTTCCTGGACGAGGCCGTCAAGGGCATGTACGAGGCGCGGACCCCGTGGGACGCGGCGAAGGCGCTCATCGGCTCCGACCCCGGCGTCCTCAACGTGTTCCAGACGCTCATGGAGGAATCCGGGTACGCGAACACGGCTGAGGTGCTGGACGAGGGAAAGTGACGGACCCGCTCGTCGCGGCCCTCCTAGAGGACCCGGCACTGCAGGAGGCGGCGAACATCGGACATATGTTCAACATCGACCCCCTGGTAGTGCTAGACGAGCGGGACGAGTTCCGTGCGGCCGTGAGGCACGCGGCCGCCCGGCACATCAACAAGCAGCAGACGGAGCAGGCCGAAGCGATGAAGCGGCGGGCGCGATAGTGAGGGGAGGCGAGGCTGGTGGCTGAGGAGGCCGTCACACTCACGCTGGAAGTCAAGGACCGGATGACCGGTCCGCTGGCAGACGCGGGCGACGCAGTCACCGGCCTCGCGGACTCCCTGGACGACACCGCGAAGGCGTCTAAGCCGTCGCGGTTCGGGTTCGACTCCCTCGGCAAGCAACTGCAGACGGTGAACCGCATGGCTATGGCGGGGGCGGGCACCATGTCCCGCATCGGCCGGAGCATGGGCGACGCGGCCCGCGCGGCGGTCGGCCTCGGCAAGCAGGCCGTGGGGTCGCTCAAGTCGTTCGCGGGCGGGTTCGGGGACGTCGGCAAGACCGCTACCGCCCTCGTCGGTCGCCTCCGCACCGTCGGCGGGCAGATCGGCTCCTCCCTCAAGTCTGTCGGGCAGGCCGCCGGGCGCGCTCTCGACGTGCGGGATCACGTCCGCATGTTCGTCTCCGGATTCAAGGACGCGGACGCCGCGGCCTCCGGGTTCACCGGCCGCATGGGCACCCTCGGCGGGAAGGCCCGCAGCGCCGTGGACTCCGCGGTGTCGTCGTTCAAGAACCTTCCAAGCGCGATCAGCGGCATCGGGTCGCGCGCCGTCGAGTCGATCACCGGCGGCCTCAAGAACCTCCCGTCGCGCATGTCGTCCCTCGCCTCCCGTGCGGGTGAGGCGCTGCGGTCCGGGCTTCAGACCGGCCTGGATGCCGCTCGGCGCGGCGCGGAGGCTGCCGGTGGCGCGATCCTCGCCGCTCTGTCAGTGTCGCTCGTCGGCGGCGCTAAGCGCCTCGTGGGCCTGGAGAACGCGGAGGCGAAACTCCGCGGCCTCGGCAACTCCGCGCAGGACGTCGAGGGCATCATGGGCGACGTCATGACGGCTATCGAGGGGACGACGTTCCGCCTGGACGACGCCGCTACCGTCGCCGCCTCCGCGGTGTCCGCGGGCATCAAGCCCGGCGAGGAGTTGCAGACGATGCTCCGCGACGTCGGTAACGCCGCGAAGGCGGGCGGCGTCGAAATGTCCGAGATGGGGCAAATCTTCAACAAGGTCGCCGCGTTCCAGAAGGCGGACACCGGTGACATCAACATGATCGCGGAGCGCGGGCTGCCCATCTGGGCGAAACTCGCAGAGTCTATGGGCGTGTCGCAGGACGAGGTCAAGAACCTCGCGTCGTCCGGCGCTATCGGGTTCGCGGAGTTCTCCGACGCCGTCCGGCTCGCCGGAGGAACGGTCGCGGAGGAGATGAGCAACACGCTCTCCGGGCAGGCCGCGAACATTCCGGCGTACATGTCGATGATGGGCGCGAGCATTCTGTCCGGGATGCAGCCGATCCTCCTCCCGATCCTCAAGGGCGTCAACGCGGTCCTGGCTGCCGCGGCCCCGGCCCTGCAGCCGCTAGGGGAGGCGCTATCGACGGCTCTGGTGCCCGCGGCGGAGAAGGTCGGGGAAGTCCTCACCGCGCTCGCGGAGGGCGGCCTCGGCGGGTTCACCGACAAACTCTCCGAGTTCATGCCCATCATTGGCCCCGCGGTGGGCGCGGTCGTCGCCCTGGGCACGAAGGCTGCCGGGGCGATCCCAATGATCGGGAAGTTCCTGCCGGTCATCAACCCGGTCGTGGGCGCGCTCGTCGGCCTGGTCGCGGTGTCGCCGGAGTTGCGGAACGGCCTATTCGGCATGATCCAGCAGGTCGTGCCCGTAGTCATCGGCCTGTTCGAGAAGTTGGCCCCGATCATCGACCAGGTCATGGGCCTCGTCGTCTCCACGCTCGCGCGGCTCGTCCCCGTGGTTCTGCCGCTCATCTCGACGCTCCTCCAGGTTGCAGGAGTGATCGCCGGGGCGCTGGTGTCCGCGGTCTCGCAGATCCTCCCTCCGGTGCTTGACCTCGTCTCCGTCCTCCTCGACCTCGTGTTCGCCGTGCTCAAGCCGGTCATCCCCATCATTACCGTGGTCGCGAAGGTGCTAGGCGTAGTCCTGGCTGCCGCGATCAAGGTTGTCGCCTCCGTCGTCTCCTGGCTCGCTAACCTCCTCGTCGCGGTCCTCACCCCGGCAATCGAGTGGCTGACCGCCGTGTTCGAGGGCGCGGCCCCGTTCCTCATCGGCGTGTGGGACTGGATCAAGGGCGCGGCTGCCGCGGTGGCGGAGTGGTTCACCGGCACGCTCCTGCCCGCGTTCCAGGCCGTCTGGGACGGCATCACGACCGCCGCGTCGTGGGCGTACAACAACATCATCAAGCCCATCTTCACCGGCCTGCAGATCGCGTTCCTCGCGGTCGCTACCATCTGGACGCTCTACTGGAACACGGTCCTCAAGCCCGTCATCGACGGGTTCGCGGCAGCCGCGCTCTGGCTGTGGAACAACGCGATCAAGCCCGCGCTGAACGGCATCAGCGCCGGGTGGACGTGGCTCATGACCGCTCTGCAGACCGCGTGGGCGACCGTCGGGAAGCCCGTCATCGACGCCGTGGGGACGGCGATCCGGTGGCTCAAGGACAACGTCTGGACGCCCGCCGTGAACGGCATCAAGTGGCTCTGGAACTCCGCGCTCAACGGAGTCAAGATCGTCTGGGAGACTGTGCTGCGGCCAGTCCTCAACGCGGTCGGCTCCGCGATCCGGTGGCTCAAGGACAACGTCTGGAATCCGGTCACGGGCGCGATTAAGTCCGCCTGGTCCACTATGGCCTCCGGCATCCGCACGGTGAAAACGTCCGTCATCGACCCCGTGTTCGACGGCATCAAGGAGGGCGTCCGCCGCGTCCAGACGTCGTTCGAGAACGCGAAGGAGGGCATCGGCACCGCGTGGGGGAAGCTCAAGGAGTTGACCGCGTCGCCCGTCCGGTTCGTCGTGAACGAGGTCTATAACGACGGCATCCGCAAGACGTGGAATGGCATCGCGGAGGCCGTGAAACTCGACAACCTCAAGATGCCGAAGTTCAACCTGTCGTTCGCTACGGGCGGCGTCCTGCCCGGCTACACGCCGGGCCGCGACGTCCACCGCTTCTCCTCCCCCACCGCGGGCAATCTGTACCTGTCCGGCGGTGAGGCGATCATGCGGCCGGAGTTCACCCGCGCAGTCGGAGGCGAGCGGGGCGTCCACCAGTTGAACGCCCTCGCTCGGCAGGGGCGTGCGGACGAGGTTCACCGGGTCGTGGATCACGCGTTCGCGTCGGGCGGCGTCTACCCGTCCGGCCCGGTCGCCGGAGTTAACGCGTTCGCGGACTCCGGCGTGTGGCGGGGCCTGTGGGCAATCGTCAAGGACAAGTTCCCGAACTCCCGGCTCACGTCGGCCTACCGGCCCGGCTCTAACACGGCCTCCGGCAACCGCTCGCACCACGCTCGCGGTAACGCCGTGGACCTCGCCGGGCCGCGCTCTATGGACACTAAGACGATGGGGTCCATCTTCGAGTTCCTGCGGTCCAACTACGGCAACTCGAACGAAATCATCTACTCCCCCGGCAACGGCCGCCAGATCAAGAACGGCCGGAATTACATGTACCAGGGTGCGGTCCGGTCCATGCACTACAATCACGTCCACTGGGCGAATACGCGCGTCCCCGCGGGCGCTCCGGACTACGTGCCCGGCGGCGACGGGGGCGGCGGAGGGTTCCTGTCGCAACTGTTCGACCTGGGGCCGCTCAAGAAGTTCAAGGAGAAGTTCAACAACCTCGGCGGCGGCGGCTGGGGACAGATGATCGGGGCTGCCGGTAAGAACCTCATCGACTCTCTCGTGGACAAGATCAGCCCGTTCCAGTTCGGTGAGGCGATAGACGACGTGGGCGAGACGCTGAGCAAGGGCGCGGCGTACGCGAAGGGGCAGACGTGGGCGACGCTCAACGGCCTCACGGGGCCGGAGCGTAACGCGATGAACTGGATCGTGCAGAAGGAGTCCTCCTGGAATCCGAAGGCGCAGAACCCGCGGAGCACCGCGTCCGGTCTGCCGCAGATGATTAACTCGACGGCGCAGGCGTACCTCGGCGGCGCTCCGGCCAAGAAGTTCGGCGTGTTCAAGCAGTTGGACGGCATGAAGAAGTACGTCCACGACCGCTATGGCGGCTGGGGCGGAGCGCTCTCCTACTGGAAACGGAATAACCACTACGCGGACGGCGGCGTCCTCGGCATCCCCGGAATGCCGGTCGGCCTGTACGACAACGGCGGCATCATCCCCGGCGGCGGCGCGGTCGCCGTGTCGCGCACGCGCGATCCTGAACTCGTCTCGACGGCAGCGCAGGCGCGCGCGCAGACGGAACTCCTCCGGGCTGCCGCGGACCGCGAGAAGGCCGGAGCGGACGGCGGTGACACGTTCTACGTGGACGTCAAGATCGACGGCGTGGACCTGTCGGAGCACGAAGGCATGAGGCGCGCGGTGCGGCAGGGCGTAGAGGCTGCCGTGCGCGAGGCGCGGGAACGGAGGTAACGGGTGGCTAAAGCGACTGTGACGGTGAAGGCGACGGCGAACAACCGTCCCCGCATCGTCCGCTCCGACGGGAAGGTCTACACGTTCCGGAACGGGCGCGGGCGGCATCCCGTCGGCGTCACGTACAAGAACCTCGCGCGCTACAAGACCATCGAGCGGTCCGGCCGCACTCCGGTCACCGTGTTCGACGGGCGCGGCCTGTCGGAGATTACGTGGGAGATTCACTTCGGCGCGACGGACTGGCGGACGTCCATCGAGACGGACCTCGCGTGGTTCCGTGACCTCGCCTCGCGCGGCATCCCGTTCTACATGGCCGGTGACGGGTCGAACCGGCTGGAGAAGGGCGTCACCTGGTACGCGTCGGACCTGTCGATCCAGGTCACGCAGCGCACTCCGCGCGGGCAGGCGTCCCGCGCGACGGTCACGCTCAACGCGGTCAAGCACGCGCCGCTGAACGTCAAGGCGCTCGTCAAGAAGAAGCCCAAGCCCAAGCCCAAGCCCAAGCCGCCGCCTAAGAAGGCGAAGGTCATCCGGTACAAGGTCCGCAAGGGTGACACGCTGTGGTCCATCGCGAAGAAGCACCTCGGCAACCCGCTCCGCTGGCGCGAAATCTACAACCTGAACAAGGGCAAGCCGGGCAAGCGATACGGCCGCGTCGTGTGGGCGACGAAGTTCCACCAGATCGCGGACCCGCACTGGATTCGGCCCGGCCAAGTGTTCAAGATCAGAAAGTGAGGCGGCCGTGACGATCCAGCCGCAGACGTCGTGGGACAAGCCGACGGGGGCCGTCGGCGTCAAGTTCTCCGGCTCGCAGTTCACGGCGAATCTGTCCACGGCGCTCTCCTCCGGCAGCCTCTCGCTCTCCTCCTCGCAGGTGACGGAGTTGTCGCTGACGTTCGTGGACTCCGACGATATGTTCCTCGCGCGCTCGTACGTGACGGCCCGCGGCGTGACGGTGACGTGCCAGGGCTGGGTGCTGGAGGTGCGCGGGCGGGACGTGCAGGCGGACGCGGGGACGGTGACGATCAAGGCGCGCTCCAAGCGTGCCGGGAAACTCAAGGACCAGAAGGGCAAGCACTCCTGGGGCAAGCAGACGATCACGTCGTGGGTGCGGGCGGAGGCCAAGTGGGCCGGGTTCAAGCGGTTCCTCATCGAGCCGAACACAGCCAAGGCGACGATCACGCGGGCGGGCAAGACGAAGGACCAGGAGGCGGAGTCGTCGTGGGACGTCCTCTCGCGCTACCGCGACCAACTGAACTACCAGATGTTCGAGTACGGCGATACGTTCGTGTTCGCGCGGCGGTCCTGGATCGTGAAGAACGCGCGGGAGTGGTCGTGGTCGTGGACCTCCCGCAACGACTACTCCGCGACGCTCGCGGGCAGCCCGCGCTATTCCTACTCCGCGGACTCGTCTCCGCGGGAGTCGCTGACGCTGCCGGTGCAGGCGTCGAACGCGTCCGATGTGCGGCCGGGGGACACGGTGCGGCTGCGCGGGAGCATGTCCGCGTGGAACGGCCTGTGGTTCGTGACGGACGTGTCGATCCCGCTCACGCCGAACTCTACGGTCGAAGTGACGTGCACGAGGGTATGAGGAGGGCGCTATGGCTGACGTAATGGTGGACGCGGACGGCGGGCTGCCGTCTGCAGACACGGTGGCTCCGGAGGGCGTCGTCTACGGTGCCGTGTTCGCGCAGAACATCGCGGGCGTGGCGGAGTACCGGGGGACGGCCGCGGAGGTGGACGAGGCGTTCGAGGACGACGCGCTCGTGTCCGTGTCGGAGGTGATCGCCGGTGTCATGTGGGCGGGTGAGGGGCGTGAGTTCCCGCAGTACGACGACCAGATGATCGCGGTTCTTGACCGTGACGGGACGGAGGTGTCGGTAGCGGCGGGCCTCGCGTCCGCGGGGCATGTCCTGCAGACGACGGCGGGCCGCCTCGCGGTGTCGGCCGGGGGGCGGGCGACGCTGGAGTCTACCGGGGACGCGCTCGCGCTCGTCGTGGACGCTCCGGCCGCCCGGTACGTGAGGGCGTGGCGGATGCCGCGCGTGCAGTACGCGGGGGGCCTGTCGTGAGCCTCGGCATCCCCGGAGTGGATCGGTTGGAGCCGGGCCGGGGCGCGCACCTGTGGCGGGCGAACGTCGTGCGGGCGGAGGGCCGGTCCGTGTGGGTGGAGGTTCCCGCCCTGTTCGGAGACAACCCGGCGGGGCCGCATAACGTCCTCGACATGGGTGACGCGGAGTTGGCGGCGGGCGACCGCGTCCTCGTGGCTGCGGTGAACGGCGACCAGGACGACCTCGTCGTCGTTGGGCGCATCCGGTGAGCGTGCAGGTCGCACCGCCGGACGGACTTTGAGGGGAGAATCGGGGCATGGCTATCACGAACAGTCCGCGGCTGGGCATTGAGCGCTGGTCGCACGGAACGGACCGGCATCCGCCGCGGGCCGTCTGGGACGCGCAGCAGGCGATCCTGGACGACCTCGTCGCGATTGATCGGCAGTACGCGACGCTCGCGGACCGCCCGGCGGCGGGCGTGCGCGGCACGTACTGCTGGGTGGAGGAGAACGGCGTCCTCTACCGGGACGACGGCGCGCAGTGGCGACCCATCGTGCAGTTCGGCGGCGGGGCGGGCGCGGCGGTCGTCGTCGGCGGGTCCGGGGCGGAGGGCACGTCGGCGCGCACGGCTCGCGCGGATCACTCGCACCCGCTGCCGCTCGCTACGGCGTCCGCGCACGGCGCGATGCGGCGTGAGGACAAGGCGAAGTTGGACGGGGCGACGTCCGCGGCTACTGCCAGCACGCTCGCGCAGCGGGACTCCGCGGGCGGGGCGGCGTTCTCCGCGGTCACGGCGTCGGCCGCTCCGTCTACGGCGGCGCACCTGACGCGGCGGGACTACGTGGACGGCCTCGTCGGCGGCGTGCATGTGCCGACGACGATCCCGTCCGGCGCGAACCTGGACGCCTACACGACGTCCGGCGTGTACGTGCAGAATCAGCACACGTCCGCGCAGGCCGGGACGAACTACCCGGTGCCGTATGCGGGCCTCCTCACGGTGCACACGTCGTCCAACTTCGTGTTCCAGGAGTACGCCGTCAGCCGCCTCGCGCCCGGCGGCGACGTCGTCTACCGGCGCACCCGGCACGACGGTTCGTGGGGCGCGTGGGCGCAGTCCGCGCCCCGCTCCTACGTGGATGAGGTGGCGGGCGCGGCGCGGTTCGCGGGGCACCTCGACGGGACCGACCTGAACGAGGTGCTGGACCCCGGCCTGTACGGGCTGAACGCGCAGACGAACGCGACGGTGGCGCTGAACTACCCGGCGGAGGGCGTCGGCGGGACGCTCCTCGTCATGCGGTGGGCCGGGGCGGAGGGCACCGCGCGCGCGGTCACGCAGTTGTACCAGGGCCGCGGCGCGACGGAACGCAATCGCGTGTGGATTCGGTCCAAGTCGTCCGCGACGGGGAACTTCTCGCCGTGGGTGGAGTTGGCGAACACGTCGCTCGCCACGTCGTCCGCGGCGGGCCTCATGTCTGCCGGGCACAAGGCCCTCCTGGACACCGCCACGCACATCAGCAGCGCGTCCGCGGTCGTCCGGAGGTCAAGCGACAACTCATTCGCTGTCAGCACAATCTACGGCCTGGCGGAGCCTACAGGCGCAGACCACGCGGCCCGGAAGGGGTACGTGGACGCGGGTGACGCGGCGGCCCGGTCCGGGGCGGAGGCGACCGCGGCGGCCGCACTCGCGCCCGTGAAGGCAGACGTGGACGCGGCGACGTCGTCCGCGGTGGCTGCCGCCCGCCTCGTGAAGCGGGACTCATCCGGCCGCTACCAGGCCGTCAGCCCGGTCTCGCCCGCGGACGTGGCGACCGCGCAGTTCGTGGAGACGCGGGCGGAGGAACGCCTCCGCGTCGGCGGGTACATCATGGACCAGGTCGATCAGAACTTCTCCATCAACGCGGCCCTCACGCCGGGGCAGTACGAGGGCGGGAGCGGGGTGACCGTCACGGACCGCGGCTACCCCATCGACGGGAACGGCGGGTCGCTCCTCGTCCTCCCCATCGGCTCCTCCGCCTCGGAGCGGGCGCAGGTGTGGACGGACCGGATGACTGGCCGCGTGTTCACCCGGATCACCCGGTCCGGGGCGTCCGGGTGGACGGCGTGGTGGGAGTCCGCGAGCACGGCGCTCGCGACGACGTCCGCGGCGGGCCTCATGCCGTCCGGGGACCGGGCTGCGCTGAACGCGTCCACGAGTCTGCCGACGGGCGGGGCGCTCGCTAAGCGGGACGCGGCGGGCCGTATCCGGGCGGCGGACCCTGTGGCCGCGCAGGACGTGGCGAACATGGGCTTCGTGCAGTCCGCGGCCTCGGCGGCGCAGTCCGCCGCGGAGGGTACTGCGGCAGCCGCGCTCGCGCCGGTCAAGACGACCGTGGACAACGCGA